TAATTCTGCGGGTTCACAAAGATTACAAGATGGAACAAAAATTATGGGTGCCTTAAAAGCAAAAGAAGTAATTTTAGTTTGGACTGATAATGCTTTGTATACAATGAAATTTATTGGTGCACCTTTTACATTTGGATTTGAACAAGTAGGTACTAACTGTGGACTGATTGGTAAAAATGCTGCTGTTGAAATAGATGGTGCTGCATTTTGGATGTCACCAAATGGTTTCTTTATGTTTGATGGTACAGTTAAATCCCTACCATGTAGCGTTGAAGATTTTGTATATGACTCAGCAGATACTACAAAAGGTCAACAAGTATACGCAGGATTAAATAATCAGTTTACAGAAGTTATTTGGTATTACCCATCAACAGGATCTGATTACAATGATAAGTATGTTGTATTTAATTACAATGAACCTTTAAAAGGTGGTGTTTGGTATATAGGAACTGAAGCTAGAACATCATGGATTGATGCAACAGTTTACCCTACACCTTTTGCAACTAAGTTTGATGATAATGCGTCAGGTACTTTTCCTGTTATTGTAGGTCAATCAGGACTAGGTCAAACTACATTTTTTGAACATGAAGTGGGTACCGATCAAGTTAATCCTGACGGTAGCACAACAACAGTTACATCATTTGTAAAATCATATGATTTTGATCTGCAATCAAGAGCACAAAATGCACAAGGTAGATCTACAGGACCGACTATTGCAGGTGAAGTATTTCTTGCTATGAGAAGATTTGTACCTGATTTTAAAACACTACAAGGTAATGCAAAAGTAACATTAGCTGTAAAAAGATACCCACAACAGTCTGAAACAACTACAACTTTAAGTCCCTTTACAATAACATCTAGCACTGATAAGAAAGATACTAGAGCAAGAGGAAGATTTGTTAATATAAAAATAGAGAATGATTCTTCTTCTGAGTCTTGGAGATTTGGTACTTTTAAGATAGATGTACAAGCTGATGGAAGGCGATAATGGCTAAAATAGTAGTAAGATTACCTGAACCAAAAGAAGAGTACGATGTCTCTAACCAAAAACAAATTAACAGAGCAATTGCTTTAATTACAGAACAGC